ATGCCAAGGCTAACGCCTGACTTCACCAACTCTTGGAGAACCTTTCCGGAAGGGGTGTCGAGCACTTTAACTTTACCCATCACATCTTTATCTTGCCACCAAATCTTAGTAACAAGGTGAGAGGCATTCTTCAAATTGATCACTGAATCTTCTGGGTGGTCTAACTCACCAAGAGCACGACGGTCATTTACAAGTTTGCCATAGTTCTCGACCTCTTTCATGAGAACCTTATGAGGATAGATGCGGCCATTGCCATTGATGGCATCTGCCTTCTGCATGATGCCGGACAAAATCATACCGCCATCAGCCACGTATCTTTTCTCATCTTCAGTTAAAAGATCTTGGCATACACCGCCTTCGCATAGTTCGTAATATTCTCGTAAAAGTACTTTTCCCATTGTTTATCCCTTTGTATTGCGGGCGCTACCCGCATGCATATGCAACCTTTCTTACAATTACGGACTGGCTGCAGCATCCACTTGGTTGTCCAAATGTCCTGTTCCATGTTCAACTCCTATTTGTAAACCACTATCCCCAAAGATCATATTTAATATGTATGAGGTGCCCGAAGACAACCAACCTAAAATAAAAAAATTAGCGATAGTTACGTCAAAATTAAATAGTTCTGTAAACGGAGAAAGCAACATCAAAAACCATCCAACATGAAAACCCATACACATGGGACAACTTGATAGTCTTTTGACGACGCCCGCCTTCGGCCTAAAGCGATCAAAAATCTTACCGTAAACAAGAATCTGGGTGAGTCCGTAGGCTGCTAAAGCAAATGTTATGAGTTCCATTCTTTTTCCTAAATCGAGTACATATAATAAAGCGAATAAGGGTCTCTTACCCAGCCTTTTCTGATAGACCCCTTCTCGACTGCTTGAGGCACTTCGCCAAGTTCGGTAGAGTCTTCCTTATCGGGGTGTATGAGTTCGTCATCTGTCATGGAAACGATAGCCTCGGTGGACTCAAAATATGGTCTCTCCTCATCGATAAATCTAGAAACATTAATGAGTGTCATTTTTGAAGTGTTTAATTTATCAGAATAAGGTTGCTCCAACGTTGCTTCCATAGAGCCGTAAAATGAACCCCCTTGAACTGACTCTGGAATCACAAGCCCTTTCTTTCGCAAAAAAGCAAATAATCTATTTTGCGCGCCGTACACGAGATCGGTGATTGTTTCTTTGGGGAAGGCAAACACTTTGTTCTTGGATGCCGATAAAATAATATCAATATCTCCATGATCAAAGATCATGAGATCCCCATTCATACTTTTACGAATGTCTAATTCTAAAGTAACAGACGGCGCATTTGCCGCGTCACCGATTTTAACCGTTACTGCCATCGTTATAGATTTCCTTTACAAGCGCCTGTGTTCTCATAACAGTCATGAGAACTTCTTCGCTATTTGTTTCTTTAGAATAAGAATTCAACTTCTCGATAACTTGATTTGTTTTGTTGAGCATTGCTCGGTCGCTTTTGATCTCATCAGCATCTTTTGCTTCTTCAAGCTTTGTTTTTAGGCGCGCCAACTCTTCATTGAGAAACATTTTTAACTGAAGGGCATTGTCCATAAAAGAAGAGATGTAATAGCTAAGCAACTCTTTTTGCTCGTCTAAAAGCTCATCCTTGTATTTCGAATTAAACTTGTTAACAAATGTCTTATATACAATGTCATCAATAGGGGCTTCAACTTTTTGCTCAGTTATTAGCATCCCCATGTTACTAGCAATCGTGTTTTCCAAAATAACTTGATCTTTTGGAGAAACTCTGTCAGAAAAAATTTGAGCAATTGTTGCTAAGGTTTTATAATTTGGAACATAATTGTTAAACGCGGTCGGAGATAATTCTGTATTGATATCATGAATAAGCGCAGTCTGCTGTTTAAAAAGCCCCTCGGGATCAATTAGTCTTTTTTGTATCTTTACTTCTTTGAGAATTTTCTCACAAGTCAAGCGATCCAAATTTTGGTTCTCATACAAAGAACGATAACATTCCAAGTCCTTTCTAAGCAGAGTACCAGACTTGAAGTGTTTTTTAAGAAGTCGCACTGCAGCTTCCTTTCGCTGCGTGTCGTTTTTCATCGTAGCGACGGTTGCTTCTCTAATGAGTGCTTCATAAATAAATGCGCTATTTCGCTTCTTGTTGTGTCTGAACTTCATCATCTTCCTCCGTTGTTTTCTCGTCTACTTTTTCTAAGCCCTTTAATAAAGTGCGCACTGATTCGTTTATCTCAAACAATTTGTCTTCCTCAGTTTGTTCTCTCAAACTATAAATAGACGCATCTTCCTCATAAACACCATCTGATGTTTCAGTAATTCCTCGGCCGAGTGGGCCTAGTCCGTCGGCATAGCCTTTCCACAATACCCTAGGGGTCGCGGCGTATTCTGGAGTAGCCAGTGAACGCATATGACGAGTGCGGGCGCCGGCCGGTCGTTTGTCCACTTTAACTGGATGATAAACTTTACCTTTAGCTCCCGGCGTCAAACGCGGAGAAGGCCGATTTCCAGGGGGTGCTGCCAAAAGCGGAGACTCTTCGGCGGCGCCTGGTTCTTCGCCGCCGGCCTCTGCTGCCGGCATTTCTTCGGGCATGCCCATGTCGGCGCCCATGTCGCCCATGTCAGCGCCCATGTCGCCGCCCATTCCGCCCATGCCAGTTTCGGCGGCAGCGGCGGCTTCAGCGACCTGTTGTAGCGATGCGTCGTGCTTGCGGTCATAATACATCTCACGCTGGCAACGCAAGAACTCTTCGTGCGACATACCAAAAATGTTATCAGAAACCCAACGACGAGAAAAGTAGCCTTCCGTGGCTGAAGCCGCGATGTCAAACTTTTGTTTCCAATGCTCGATCTCTTGAAGCTCCGCGATCTTGGAAGGGTTATTGAGGGCCAAAGTAAATCCCAACAAGTCATCGCCCCTAAAGCCCAACGTATAAAGATGGATGATGCCAATCTTTGTAAGCTCTGAAATAATAACTCTTTGTAATCTCTGAATGGTTCTTGAAAACCGAACGTCTTTTTGTGCAAGAGTTGTCTTGTCCTCTTCCGCTCCTTCGCCCATTGTTAAATATGACTGTGGGATTTTAAGAGCGGAAAACAATTTATCACGAAGATATTTAATGTCGTCAATCTCAGTGGTATTTGAACCACCAGCAAGATTTGAAATATCCGTTGCGGATCCAGCACGAACAGGAATAAAGTAGTCCTCTTCAATGCTCATTGGATTATAGCGAAGGTCAATGCGGCCGGTGTCAGGGTTAACAATAGAATGTCGCTTGAGTTGTGTCACAATCTTTTGCATATACTGTTCGACTTCTTGTGGAGGAATTGCACCAACGTCAATCTTAAACAACCGACGCTCTGACGAACGAATAACGCGATAAGCCATCATAGCATCTTCCATGAGGGTTAGCTGGCGCCAAATGCGGCGGGAAGCCTCAAGAATAGAAGTACCATACGGAGCATATTTGTCATGGCCAAGAATTCTAAAGTGAGCGATTTGCCAATTTTCAAACGTCATACCCGCTGAATTCCACTGATATTGAATGTAATTGGGGTTGGTGCTGTCTTGTCCTTCTAGCCTCTCGACTTCATGAGGAGGAAGCGCAATGACAGACTTAACACCATACTTATCATCAATATCGAGATACAAAAAGAAGTCGCCATATTTACACATTGTGCGACTCCAGCCAAACAAGTTGTACTGAACATTTAAAATATTTTCATACAAGACGCCAAGAACTGCCTTAATCTCTTCATTCGGACAATTAATTCTAAGCATGGGCCGTAAATCAGAATGAGTTGTCATTTCATCGGCATAAATATCTAACGAAGATGCCAGCTCCGGCATATACTCCATTTGATCAAAATCAATATATCGTTCAGAGCGCCTTTGGTTCCCAATGGCGTTGTTCGCTAATACATCTAATGGATTGTAAAGCGTCTTTTTAAACTGTTGGCCTGAAGCCGTTTTGAATCTAGATGAAAATTTATCCAGATGTTGTCTTCTAATTCTGCGACCAGACTGTGACCGATAATTAATAATCGGCCCCGAGAACAATCTAGTCAGAGCTTTAAATAATGTTGTTTCAGGGTTTTTCGTACTTCTTTTGGGGGGCATATGTTATCTCACTTTATAATCCACATAAATTCATCATATAGACTTTTTGCTTCTGACATTTTATCAAGAACGCTATCATCTTTGTAGCCCTCTTGTCCTTTAACTCTCGTATTAAAGGTTGTCTTGGTGGTTATGATGGCGTCTATAAAGGCTTTTTGATAGTTTAAATCTCGCGCATTTGTCTGAATGGCAGTATCACGAACCCAACACGCAATGGCGAGCGCCATTATAAGGTCATCATTATAGCCTTTCATGGCTTGTGGTTTTCCATTCTTCCAAATAAATGTCTTCATTTCATTAA